GTGTTTGGCTCGCACGTGAAGTATTTTTTTCTTTTTCCATTTTACGCTCCTTCCGTGTTTTTCAATTGTTTTGCGTACTCTTCGAGTGGCACTCCTAATTTTTTAGCTATTGCTACTTGTGATGAAGTGAGTCTCACAGTCTTGCGTCCAGGTTTTACGCTTCTATTTGCTGATGCAACCGTTTGCACGGGAGCGGACGTTTTCTCTGCCTCATTATTACCAAATCTAGCAGGAAAGTCAACTTTCATCCTTCTATCAATTTCTTGATAGTATTCATCAGATGTAGTGTCATATCCTTCATTTTCTAAGTCTTGGTGATGAGAGATAGCAGTATTAGTCATAGCTCTATTAGAACCAAACCAAACATTTTTAGCAGCCCATGCCTCAGCTTTAGCATCTGGCATTGGCGTATTATATTGTGGTTGTTCAACAGGTGTGCTTTCAGATTTAATATTATCTTCAACTTTAACCTGTTCTCTGCTTTGTCTAGCTTGTTTGATTCTAGCATTTTCAAAAGAAAGTTCTGCTATTCTTTTGTTAGCTGCGATTTGACCTTTAGCATCAGATGTTTCGATTGCGGCTGCAAGTTCTCTTTCTGCAGCTTGTAATCCAGCATCAATGTTTTTTTCAAATCTTTCTAAATTAGCTAAATCTGATTTTTGAAAAGTAGACTCCATCTGTTTTCTTTTTTCTTCTACAGATTTAGCGTACTCCAAAGCAGCTTGTTCTCTTCGCTCTGCTTCTCTCATTTTACGAGTAAGCTTTGCAATTCGAGATTGAACTCCTTTGCTATATTCTTCTAATTTTTCGTCTTCCTTTTTTTCTTGTTTTGGTCATGCAAGATGTCCTCTGGACTATCAATTGTTGCTAACACTTCATCGTCGTTTAGCAGACGCATCTCTCCACCCTCGATTCTAATTCGACTACCTGCATATCGTGCAAACATAATCCAATCTTTTACTTTACACCATGGACCCTCAGGATACCTCTCTTTATCCTTATAACATTGCGGACCCATAGCCATAACTAATCCAACTTGAGATGCAACTTGTTGCCTTTCTAAAGTTGTTTCAGCTAATACTAATCCACCTTTAGTTTTTTCTTTCATTTTGAAAGGTAAAACTAAAAGTCTCCAACCAGTTGGTTGTGGTAATTTTGGTTCTTCTTTTTTTGATGGTTTTACACCAACAAGTTTATTGTTTGGCGTTAATATCGATGACTGTTCCTTTTCCATTTCGCTCCTTGTCTTCTAGCAGGTTAGAGATTTCCTGTAGTGTTGCCTCGTAGGCGTTTATCTGTCCTATTATATACTTATAATTTTCCATATTGTCAACACCACCTGATGTGACAGATATAGATAAATTATCTATTCTGCTTCTTAACATTTTAAGAAGTCGATTTATGACGTTTTCTAATTGCATCTTTTCCTTTCTTAGCAATTGAAGCAACTTGGCTTTTACCCATAACTTTAGCCCTTTGCTCCATAACTGTTAGTATTTGTATTTTACGTGCAAACGGTTTATTTACACGTTTAACCTTTGCAACAGTCGCTCTTGCATCTGCTGGTGTTGCAAATTTTATGCCAACTGTATCTTTAGGATTTTCATCCGTATACAATCGTCTTCCTGAACCTTTAGGCTTTTTTCCCGTTCCTTTTTTTGGATCCGCCATTTATAGCTCCTTTCAACATCTTAGCTTGTTTAGTATGAGCTTTAACTGCTTTGCCCAATCCTTTAATCACTTTTTTAATTGCATTTTTTTTCTTTAACATTTCCATCTCCTTCTTGCCTGACGGATACGTGAGTTAGGATCGTTTCTTGTTTTAGCTGACGCTCGTTTTAATTGTCCGAGCGATCTTGCGCAGTATGATTTTCTACGTTTAGCAGCTTTTGATCCAGGCTTCACTTTTCCTGTCACGGCTGTTTTTAGTTTTGAACCAGGGTTAAGTCTTCTATAAGCCTTAACTCCAGCTTGTGTCATTCCAGCCCCACTTTTTGTAGGTCTAAAATTTTTTTTATTTCTAGCAGGCATGCTGCCTTTTGAAAAACTTCTTCTCATTATATTTTTGGCATCCTAAAACCAGGGTTAGAATAATATTTT